GTAATAGAATACCGTTTTCGTTTAGGTGTGTTATTTCACCACCTTTATTAGCATACTTACCTGAACCAACATACACTAGACCTAAATCTTTAGCTTCTTCGGCAACTGTCTTTTTCTTGGCTGCCTTAGCTGGCGGCGCTGATTTCTTTTGCTTCATCTTTTCTAGTGCGATCTTCTTATCCATCATCTTGGATTCGTGATCTTGACTAGTCTTTTCAGACTTACTTGGACCTTGATCTGGCCCAGCAATCTTATCAACTTCTTTTTGTGTTACTGCCTGTGCGATTTGTTGCTGGGCACCAAATGCAATCTGGTTCTGCATATCCTGTTGCTGTTGAACAGCCATGGCTTCGGCATTAGCCTGATCAATCTGTGCCTGTATCTGACCTTCTTCCTGCATTTGAGCATTGATTTCCTCAATGTCATCATCTGTCTGCTGGAGAATGTTCTTACGAACCCACATTACAGAATAATACTTACCAACAAATGGATCAACCTTAGCAAGAGTATCAAGACGGATGTTTAATAGTTCTGCATCCTTGATTTCATCAAAACTATTGTCTTTCTTATAGTCGTACCAGATATCTTCTTTAAACTCTTTCCATTCCTCTTCGGTACAAATTCTTTTAAGAACTAGCTGAACACGAAGAAGGTCATCGAATAGTGTAGAGAACTTATTGCGAAGTCTGGTAACAAACTTGTTAAACTTGATTTCGTCACGATTGATTTCGGTTGTTCTACCTAGAGAGAAGCCTTGCTGTGCTTCCATACGACCAATTGGAACGTTTAGTGATCTGTATAGCTTACTCTGGAAATACTTAACGTCTTCCATTTCACCTAGGTTACGTGCGCCTTCTAGTGTAGAGATTTCTGTACCTTTGGAACCTTCACGGCGTGGTAGCCAGAAGTCCTCTAGCATTGATAGGTGCTTGCGGTCATCCTTGATTTCACCAGTATTGGAATCGTAAACTAGCTTGTTACGATACTTGACCATGATATCACGGACATACTGTTCCGCTTTAACTGTAGGCATGTTACCAACGTCAATATAGAATACACGGCGCTCTGGTGCACGAGATAGACGATAGATAACGGTAGCATCTTCAACCATTCTTAGATTGTTGAATGGCTTGATTGCTTTGTGCAGATAGGAAAGCACCATGGTCTGCTTTGGATCCATGATACCCGAATTGACATTAACAATCGAATCAACTGCGATCTTTGCGCCTAGATTAGTGCCAGCACCAATCATTCCCTTTTCGTTATAGAGATAATATTCGATTGTCTTTTTGATTAGTTCGACGCCAGTATTTGGATCACGCATCTTTTGGATTTCACGGATCTTACGAATACGGCGAGGGTCGATATACTTTAGTTCCTGAATACCTAATGCAGGACTAGTTTCATCGATAACAATGTGATAGTATATTCTACCATCGATATACCAACGACGGAAGATATCATGACCCATGTTACCAAAGTTTAGTAGTTTAAGGATATATTCAAATTCTTCTTCGATCTTCTTTTTGATCTGAGCAGGAGCCTTGACTTCATCCATATTGATTTCAACGGATGTGCCAGAGTCCTCAACCACGATAGCTTCATTAACGATTTCGTCAAGAGCAGTTTCCATTTCAGGCTGAATAGCTAGTTCACGATACTTGGTGATTAGCTGTGTTTCGTTTCTGAATGTACCATCTAGATCAACATATGTGCCATAGTAACCAGCGCCAGCAACCGTAACGGCGCCATCGTCAGATTGCGGTACAGCAAATGATTTTTGTAGTGGTCGGCCTTGTTGATCAACTTTATCTTGATCGTCAGTGCCGATTTGAAAGCCAAAAAAGCGAATGGTCCCTACTCCTTAAACATGATGAAAATCCATGGGACCGAAGCCCCATGGATCCTATTAGTATATATTAAGCACCAGAAATGTCTGTAGAACCGTCGAGTGATTCCCACCACTGATAGGCGAGTGTCACACCAAATTCTTCGATCTGGTCACCCATTGACCAATCTAGGTCAATAGCAGCAACGTCAGTTGGGAAACAACCAACCATCTTATACATCTTAATGACGTTACCGGCCTTACCAAACTGAGTGATAAGAGCGTCAGCCTGATATGAAGCTGCTGATAGAGCGGCTGGGCTACGAAGGTTACCAACGTGTGAGTTGATAGCATTTAGCCAAGTCTCAAGATTACGACGAGCCACAAAGTTTTCATCATTGATGATTGTGAATGACCAGTCTGGGAAGGTACGGGTACCTGCAATCTTAATCTCACGACCAAAGTATGGAACAACGATATGAGAAATTCCATCACCTGGTAGAGATGTTGCTCTAACACGGAAGATGATGTCGTTTGTCAATGGCGCTGCACCAAGGATTGGTGGCAAGGTCATTACAACCTCGAATAAACTTGGGCGGGCGCCGTCGTTTACCAGGGTTGCTCTGAATTGATTGACATTAAAAGCCATTTGTGTTTTCTCCTTTTCCTTTATTTATTAGAACTTGCCAACAATTTCGGAGAAGGCAACACCGGTTCTGACAGCAACGAAGTTCAACTGTATGAAGTTGATTGAACGTGCTGGCTTAATGTAGATGTCCCCGACGAATTGGTTGCTATCAATGACTTGCTGAGTATTGTTTGTTTCATCACAAACTACCTTGAAGTCATAGATGCCACGACGGCCTTTAACATCACGTAGGAATGGTTCTACTAGAGCAACGAACTGTGAACGTGTGAACTCATCGTTGAACTCGAATAGTGAATACTTTGCTGCCTTTGCAATTGACTTCTCAAGAACAATGAACAGACGACGAACGTTAATACGGTCGAAGGCTGATGGCTTAGCAAGTAGTGTCTTATCACCATATAGAACAGTGCCTTCACCCTTGAAGGTTACAACAGGGTTAATGCCGTTCTTATATAGATTGTCTCTGTCTGCCTTTGTTGGCATCCATGATAGTTTGGTTACATTCTTAACCTGACCACGATTTAGACCTGCTGGTGAGAACCATGCATCTCTTGTCTGGTCGGTACGGGCACATAGACCGGCCATGTCGCCGTTTAGAGGAACCATACGATAAACATTGTTATACTTATCGAACTGCTTCTTCCAACCAGAATCCATGAAGGCATATGAGGTTGAACCGTAGAAGTTACGTGTAGCGATTGACTTAGTAACCTCTGAACCTGGCTGGTTAACAACGTCTGTGTATTGTGGTGAAACGAATACAACTACGTCGCCACGACCATATGTACCACCAGGAGCAGCAATGTTATCGATAACATACTTACATACGGTATTTGAAGCACCACCAGTCATGATTAGTGAGGTGTCATAAGCGTCGGTATCTGAGAATAGAACGTATGAGTTCTGTAGATTACCGTCAGTTGGTGAAGATAGAACACCACCAGCTAGTGTAATGTTGAATGAAGCATTACCCTGTGTGAATGATGTTCCCTGTGCTGTATTGCCCCATGTTGCTGTCTGAACAACAGGAACAGTGTTATTGGCAATAGCGTTGTTAATTGGCCATACGTATGCTGATTTGTCAGCTATAACGTTGACCCAGTAGTTAGATGAACCGTCATCGTTCTTGGCATCAACAGCCTTAGAAACGTTTGAATACTTTTCTAGAACGGCATTAGCGATACCAGCGGTGAAATAACCGAGGGTATCTAGAACGATAATGTGCATTTCGTCGTTGGCACCGCCACGATCTTGTGCATACTTTGATGTGCCTGGAGGACCATCGAACTGTGCTGCCTGTTCCCAATTGGTCCAGTCTGCGTTGGTTGATGAAATGCCAGCGTTAGCGAACATGCAAACACGGATACCGTTACCAAGGGTACCTGCATAACGACCAGCAAACATACCATAGGTTGGGCTGTTTGTGCTGAATACGTCCCAGTTTAGGTCCCAGTCATCACGGTTCTTAATAATAGCTGCTGTGTTACCAGAGGTAGCGTTTTTGGCACCGGCTGTATTTGCTGAACGAACTACTCGTAGGTTATCACCATAAGCTAGGAAGTTAGCTGCGGTGAAGAATGAAACTGCTGTATTATCTGAAGGCTTACCGAACCAGCGAACTAGTTCAACTTCATTAGCAATTGTCACAACCTGGTCAATAGGACCCCAATCAAAGTTTCCGGCAAACGCCCCTTCTGTAGTCGAAACGGCGGGAACTACGGTCGTAAGGTCAATTTCTGACCAAGCCACGCCTGGGGAAAGTTGATATACCATCTTTTACTCCTTTATAGGTTGGAATGGTGTAAAATCCATTTCAAACCTTATTTATCGTTTTCTTGTTTTTCAGAACTATAGTCTGCTACCCCAAGCATAGTTTAGATCGTCAAATGGATATAGCTGCTCTCTTTCACGGACCCATCGATCACCGGCGGCATCAATTTCAGTGTCATGAGGACTATCGATTCCGTTATCAATAAATCCAAAAGGCACATTTTCTACATCTTCCAGATATGACAACTCTTTCTGTAGAACGTAGCGAATATCGTTAGAAACGGTCTCTTTGAATAGCTTTTGGGCGGTCAACCAGCCAAAGTGAACCAGTGTCATGGCCAAATCGTCATTAGAACCTTCTTCCGCCTTGAAGGTCTTTTTGTCTGCGGAGAATGAGAATAACTCGGTAATGGTATCTTCATCGTTTAGTATTAGCTTATCACTTTCCACCAGCGTCTTGAGGTTAGCACAACCGATCATTTTGGACTGTGCTGTGATCTTTAGACCAAAGGCTAGCTTGTTCTTACCAGCGGCGAAACCACCTGACCACTGGGTACCTTGCTTACCTTTTTGCTGGAACTTTAGCAGATTTTCATAGTTCAATTCATAATGTAGAATATCTGCTACCTGTAGACCAATAGAGTTAATCTCAATTAGAACGAAAGCCTCGTTATACCTCTTGGCAGCCGAATAGATGACTGCTGGTAGTAGCATGGGGCTAATTTCGTTGTTTCTATATTTAGCTACCTGACGGTACGGTACCTCACTAACGTCAAAGATAGAGAAGGTGGAATAGTCGAGACCTTGACCTTCGGCCACGTCCGCACATAGCACATAGGTATGCTTTGGTACTGCTTGCTCAAAGATATCCATACATTCGTTACGTGCAACAGGCTCTTTCCAGTGTAGAGAGGCTAGCTTGGCGCCGTTAATGA